ATGGGATAAAAGCATATTTGATATGTTAAAGTCAAGGCTTGACAGTAAACATTCTAAGTTTGACGGAACAACAAATCCTGATGCGCCGAAGCATTGGTTGAAAGAATTTATCGACCAAGAAGAATTAAATAAAAAAGTATGGAATTTCGTAATTGACGATAATACATATTTAGATAAAGAGTTCATTGATAATTTGAAGAAAGAGTACAGGGGTTCGGTATATTATGACAGATATATATTAGGACTATGGAGAGCAGCAGAGGGGATTATATACACAGACTTTGCTAATAATACTGATAATTACATAGTTGATAGGGTTGAAAAGCAAAACAATGTTTTTGTGGGCGTTGACTTTGGTGGTAATAAATCGGGTTATGCGTTCAATGCAACAGCGATTAACGATGATTTTACACAAGTTATAACGATCAAGGATTACTGGAGTACAGACATAAAGACACCAAAAGACATGGATGAGGCGTTTATAAAGTTCATGCAAGAACTGCAAGAAGATGGACACAGAGTTGTTACAGTATACGCTGATAGTGAAGCGGTAACGCTAAAGAACGGACTCCAAACAGCATTGATACAGCATAAGATAAACGTGATAGTTAAGAACGCTAAAAAGGGCAAGATAGTGGACAGGATAGCATTTTATCTAGCTATGATGTCGCATGGTGCTTACAAAATACATAAGAGTTGCACACCTACAATAGATGCGTTTCAAAATGCAGTATGGAAAGAACAATCAAACAGTTTAAAAACGGAGCGATTAGACGATGGAACAAGCAACATTGACACGATTGATGCCCAAGAGTATTCAACCGAAGTGTTCCAGAAGAACATATTAAGGGCGGTAAGATGGCAGAACTAACGAAGTTTCATAAATACATACACAATACATTCGCAAGTAACATAAGCCAAGAGAACGCAACGTCAATTAAAAGCATAACGCAAGTCTATAATATTATGCTTAATAAATGGCTAGTTCAATACATTGGTGATATAAGCCAATCAAGCGCAAACTCTGACAGCGATGATAAAACACTAAACATGGCTAAAAAGGTTTGTGAAGATATTGCAGACATGGAGCTTAATGAAGATTGGTCTATTTCTTGCGATGATGAAGATGCTAAACTATTTATTGAGGCGATCCTTGAAAAGAATAACTTTGATGTTCGTGCTAATTGGTTAATAGATATAACAAACGGATTAGGAACAGGCGCATTTGTTGAGTATATAGACGGTGAAAAGATCGTTATTGATTATATACGTGGTGACATGGTTCTTCCATTAGTTGTTGAGAATGGAACGATTAAAGCAGTTGCGACGGTTTCTATTGACAAAGTAGGCGATGAGGAAATATGCCAAGCGACAGTATTCACACAAACACATATACAAAACATAAGAGCAAAGGTCAATGAAGACGGTAATGTCGACGTTGAGCAATGCGACGAACAAGGAAAATATGCAGACGGTACTGAGGCGATAAGCGAGGTATTATATCCAACTTATCAGATCATAACACCTAATACAGTTAACCCGATTGATATGGATTGTGGACTAGGTATGTCAAGGTTCTCGAAAAGTACGGATGCACTAGAAGCAATTAACAGATGTTTTGAAACCTTTAATAGCGAGTTTGAAACGGGGCGTAAAAGAATATTTATAAACAACGCTTTGACTTCGATTAAAAAGATTGGTGAAAAGTTTGAAAAGCTATTCAATAAAAAGAAATCATTATTTTATGACGTTGACATGGGCGATAATAACAAGCCGATTGAAACGTTTGACCCTGTATTGAGAGTAGAAGAACACAAAGCAGGATTGCAAGAGTTTTTATCCGTGCTAGGTATGCAATGTGGATTAGGTTCAGACTTCTACACACACACAAACGGAGTTATTAAAACAGCAACGGAAGTCGATTCAATAAACAACAAAACAGTTCGTACAGTTAAAAAAGATGAACTTATAATAAAAAGAGCATTACAAGATTTGTCAAAGTCGATTCTAGGACTAGCAAACCAGTATTTGGGCGGTAATTTCGATTTAAAACAGGATATAAAGATTCATTTCGATAATTCAATATTTGTAAATGAAGAACAGCAAAGAACCGCAGCACAATCGGAGGTCGGAATCGGTGTTATGTCTAAAGTTGAATATCGTATGAAAATATACGGCGAAACCGAAGAAGACGCAACCGAAGCGATAAGCGAAATACAAGACAGCGAACCACAAACGGAAATGTTAATAATGGAGTAAATCATGGCGAAAATAGATGATGCAACATACAGCTATGAGAAAATAGAAACGGATTTACTCGAAGAAATATACAAAGAATTCCCTTATGATGAAATAGTAGACGATGCTGATGCGTGGCAAAGAAGCAAAAATGCAAAAGCAAGCGAATTAAGAACGAAATCCGCAAACATCGTTAGACCTACTAAAACAAGCAATACAGCGGTTAAAGGTTATATCAAGCCTAATACATGGGGAACGATATTCGAGGGCGAAAAGGACTATATAAAGGCTGCTAAACAAGGGTTATTGACAGCAACACCAACAAAGCCGAGTAATTCGCTAAGTTTGAACAGAATGTATAACAATAAAGAAACTGAAATGCTAAGAACGGTTAATCTAACAAGAACTACAGCATTACAAAGTGCAAACAAAGAGTTTCTTGATGTAGTTAACAAAGCGTTTATAGACATGAAAAACGGAACAAGCTATCAAACAGCAACACGTAAAGCAACAAAAGAACTAGCGGATAAAGGAATCACAGGCCAGACTTATGTCAGTAAAAATGGCAGAGTAACAACCGCAAGGGTCCAAGATGCTGTAAGGCGTGAACTTATTACAAGCACAAGCCAATTAGCAGGCGAGATGCAAATGGAACGTAACAGAGAATGGGGCAATAATCATGTTGAAGTTGACAGCCATAGTGGCTCAAGACCAGACCACGCAGAATGGCAAGGTGCGATATACTCGGTAGAGGGTTCAACGCTAGGATATAAAAACTTAGCCAGTGTAACGGACTATGGAAGTGTTTCAGGCTTAAAGGGTGCGAATTGCGCACATAGCTTTTATCCATTTGTGGTAGGAATATCAAAGCAAAGATACGAACCTTATGATTTAGACGAAAACGAGCAACAATATAAAGATATACAAGGTATGAGATACCAAGAAAGAAACATACGTAAGCGAAAAGAACAGCTTATACGAGATAACAAAACAGGTGATAAAGAATCGTTTGTAAGTAATTCTAAGTCTTTAAAGGCACAAAACAAAGCGTTAAAGCAGTATAAGGCAGATAAGGGATTAATGCAGACTTCACGAACAAGTGTTGTAGGCTTTGACAGAAAGTTAAGCGGACAAGTTACCACAGCGAGCAATACAACAGGCAAGGTTGTTAAGCCTAAAACAGTTAAAAAGCCTAAAACACTTGAAAAGCCTAAATTCAAAAAAGCTGAAAGTAAACCAGTTGTTGCGAAACCGAAAGAAGTAAAAGCGAAATCGACTCCTAAAAAGCCTAAAGCGATAGAAAAACCAAAGATTGTAGAAAAGCCTAAGATTGCGAGCGTAGCAAAAGATAAGCAATATAAAAAGATAACGGAATTGAAAGAATTTGAAGCAAAGAATGGTTTTACAAAAGAGAACTTACTTGACAGATTATCGCTAGACGAAGCAAAAGCAGTTGATCATTACACAGGTATTGGATATAGAACAAATACAAACCTTAGAAGTGGCGTACTTGATGATTTAGACGATAAAGCGAAACACATGATGAAACACCTTGACACAGCCTTAGAAAACACCACATTGAAAGAAAATATCAAGGTGTATAGAGCTATTGGTGTTGATGACGACACGTTCAAAGGGTTATTAAAAGGCAACACGCTCAAAGATAACGGTTATATGTCAACAAGTACAAAGCAAAGTTATGGTAAATCTTTCAGGGGTAAGAATGTAGTTGTTGAAATAGACGTACCAGCAGGCACGAAAGGGTTATATATAAATCCTATTTCTAGGATGAAGAGAGAATCTGAGTTCTTAATGCCAAGAGGTGTAGAATTGGAAATTAAAGAAATTATATACGGTGGCGATAAAAAACACACTATTGTAAAGGCGGTAATAAAGCAATGACAAAAGCCGAAAAGATAATATTTGAACAATTACAAAAAGGGAAAGGCGCAAAAAAGCCAAATGAGAAGAAATTTACATGGACTAAAAAAGATATACAATCCATGAATAAATAAGCTGACGAGCTATAAACGGAATATACAGCCGACAGGCTTTAAACGGAGATAATAAAAATGGCAAAAGACGATATTAACGTTAATAACGAACAAGACGCAGATGCGGAAGATACTCAACTTGAAAATGAGGCAGTGACTTATACACAGGATGAAATTGATAAACTGGTAGGCAAAGTTAAGGCAAAAGCTAAACGATCAGCGATTAAAGAGTTTAAAGGTTCAGATGAGTATAAAACACTAAGCACACAAGAGAAAAAAGAAGTTGATACTGACATTACACAAAGAATCGAAGAATTAGAGAATGAAAATAAGTCTTACAAGGCTAAAGAAGTTCTAAGCGGTAACATTTCAAAAGTGGAAGCGTTAGGCATTTCAAAGCGTATGGCTAAGATGATCGCAAAGGACATCATGGGCGACATGGAAGATGGCGAAACATTCAGCGATTTGCTAGACGATTACGATGTGGAAGATTTTATCAAACCAAAAGACGATGAAGAATCTAAGCCCAAAACAGGGCAAAAGATGAAAGCAACAACAAAGGGATTAACGGCAGTTGAAAAGATACTGAAAGAAAAACATCCCGATGTATTTAAAGATTAAGAGGAGATTTAAAAAATGGCAAACCCAAAAGGTACAGGCGGAACACATGAACTAAGAGAACGTTATGCGGATATGATTGTAAAACTATATAGAGCTAAGACACTAATTAGGAATCTATTTAGTAGAGATTACGAAGGATCACCAAAAGCAGGATCGGTTAAGATTCCAGTTAGAAACGGTGAAGTATTAGTACAAGATTACAATATCTCAACAGGCGTTGCACTTTCAACATCAGCAACAGAATATCTTGATGTATTGATTAGTGAAGAAAAAGCAGTTAACGAGCTTATTGACGGTTATGAAGCAGCAGCAGTTCCTGACAATTTAGTTGCTCAACGTATGGATTCAGCAGGGTACTCTGTAAGTTTGGAATATGAGCAATCAGCTATTGATGCACTCATGGAAGGTACACCAGAAACATCATTGATTGCAGTTACTAGTTCAACAGCTTATACATCAATCAAAGACAGTGTAAAAGAGCTTGTAAAACTAGGCATCCAAATTGCAGAGGTTAAAGTTATTATTTCTGCTGATACATGGGGCGTATTGCTAGAGGATTCAAGATTCGCAGACACAGCAGGAAACTTAGGTGCGGAACTTATCAGATCAGGCGTTATTGGTAAGATTGCAGGGGCAGACGTACATATGTCTACTTTACTACCTGACGATGTTGAGTTTGTAGTATTCGGAACACCTTGGGCGCAATCAATTGATGAATGGGCAGTAACACCAAGCGTTCAAGATATTAAAGACGGAGTTCACATTGGTGCATCAGCACTTCAAGGCAGAATGGTATATCGTGACATCTTGACAGTTTCAACAGCAGCAAGAATCAAATATATAGGTATTGCACTAGTAAGCTCAACACCAGTTAACGGAGCAACAGGCGTTCTAGTTGATTTAGCTAGTATTACATTGACATTTGATGAAGCGGTTGAGGCAGGCGATGCAGGTAACTTATACATCAAAAAAGATTCGGACGATACAGTATTGTCTACTTTCGCATTTGGTGCATCAACGGTTACTTATAGCGGTGCAGTAATGACTATTGATAGAAGTGGCGAGAGTGATTTTGCTAATGAGTTAGAAGTTTATGTTGCTATGGATGCAGGATTTGCGGTTTCTACCGAAGAACGTGCACCAGTTGCAGCGATTGTTAAAGATACAGTTAACTTCACAACAGCAGCATTATTGTAGATAAATATGATGGCATAACTATTGGAGATTTTGTAACCGAGCGATTCCCCGAAGGTGGGGGATCGATCGTATCAAAGAGTTTGGGCGTGTTATATAGCGCTCAACTCTCTAGTGGTAAAAATGCCCAAGATGATGGAGTAAAAAACGCAGGCGTAACTGTAGTTTATGAGTAAAGGGGATTTGGATGTTTATAACATATGCAGAATATAGCAACGTATTTGATACGCCTGATGAAACGGAGTTCGACCAAATATTGCCGATCGCAGAAACTACCATTGATTATATTTGCGGCAATAAGATAACGGTACTAGGTTTTGACAATTTAGGCGCTACCACACAATCAGCTATTAAGAATGCAACAATCTATGAGGTTAATTGCATTTATAACGGTGGTGGTGTTTATGTGTTGAATAACGAAAGTTCTGGCAATGTTAAAGTCGATGATTTCAGTTATAGCGATGGTGGCGGTGACAGCTCAAAGGGTATCAAGTATATCAACGGTATCCCGTTTAGTACAATAAGCGAAATGTTTTTACAGCCTACTAACTTATTATATCCGCCATGCAACGAGTTGTTTGGAGCTGATGATTATGATTAGACCGATACCAATCAGAGACTTGCAGGATAGTTGGACTTTGAAGAAAGTGACAGGAACAGACGCTTTTGGAAAGCCGACATATTCAAGCACTTCGTTGACTAGGGTTAGAGCAAGAGAAAAGACAGATTTAAACAGATCAAGTTTCAATGATAACATTATGCTCAATGCTAAGTTTATGTATGATGTACGAAATAGTAGACCAACGGGCGTTACATTCGATGTTGATGATGTAATTGTATTTAGTGGCAAGGATTACGTTATAAAGCACGTGAATGCACCAAAGGAACATGATAGAGTGCATCACTATACATTGGGTTGCGTATGATAAAAGTCAATGTAACGATGGATAAAGCCAAAGTTAGCCGAGATATTGAAAAGGCGAGCGAATATGCAATGGAAGTCGGGGCGCAAGAGATGTTAAAGTATGCGAATGATTATGTAAGACTTGACAGCGGTGCTTTGAAAGAAAGTTCTATACGTGATTCAGACTTTAAAAAAGGCGAATTGAAATGGACAACCGAGTATGCACGTAAAATGTATTATATCGGCACGCCAAGTAAGGATAGAAACCCTAAGGCATCATTGAGATGGGCGCACAAGGCAAAAAAGTTGCACGCTAAAGACGTCGAAAAAGTCATGCAGAAAGCATTGGAAAGTAAACTATGATAAAAGAAATATTATTAGCAATAAAAACAGACATAGAAACAGCATTGACATTAACAGACGTTATTTATATTGACAATTTGCCCGAAGCAGGCGGAATATCGATGCAACCTGATGGGGGACCCCCTACTTATGATTTGGCGAAAAAGAAAAAATATAATGAAGATATTACTTTCTTTAGAAAAAGCCAAGATCAAGCGTTATGCATGGATGAATTAGACTTAATCGGTGATCATATAGAGGATAAAACGTTCTGTGTAGGCGATTTCAAAGTTTATGACATATCCGTTTCAGTTTCGACTAGAAAAGTAACAAAGCAATTAGACGGATTTTACATATACACAATGGTATTAGAGGTGAAAATTTATGGAAGTTAAAAAAGGCAAAAGAATCAGAAAGATATTAAAAGAGAATTTAAAAATGTGGCAAGATGCAGGGTATGAAGTAATTGAGAAAGTTATTAAGCCAGTATCTAAGCCGAAAACAAGGAGAAAATAAATGGCATGTTCAGATTTAAGCGTTCAACATAAAGTAACGCTATCAGTAAACACAACACCAGATTCAACCGAAACATGGGCGGTAGTGGGTGAGGGATTCGAGAATTTCGATG